TCATTTATTTCAACACTAACTACAGCACCTCCAGTTTCTACATTTAATTTTTCGCCAATACTTTCTTCAAGTCCAGAGATAACATTCCATATTTCAGATTCATTAAGATTAGCTGTGCCTAACGATTCATTAATACTTTCTATTTCTGCTGTACTTAAGGGTTCATAATCATCTGTAGGAAAAGCTAACTCTAGTTCAGCACCTAATAAATTAGGACCACGAAGTGCTGTTGATGTACTTTCTGACCCATCAACTCCTGTCCAAGACCATTCATATTTATTAGCATGAACTCCATTGTAGTTTAAACTATCGTGAAATTTTATTTCATTTGCATTATAGCCAGCATCAGCTGTTCTAATTTGTGTTGATGAAGCTAATACATTTTCATCTGCATCTAAAACTTTCATTACTAAAGTGTATGAATCAACTGCTCCTGAATAACTTCCACATCTATAACTAGATGAACTCCACTCACAGTTTTGCACTGCTATATTACTGGTTATACCTATTCCACCATTTAATTTTTGTTGTGTTGATGTATGAGTAACACCATCTGGTGTACTATCTCCTTCTATACCTACTAAAGATCCAGTAGCTGTAACTGTTAAATCGTGTGAAGCTTCTATTTCTCCAACAGACGTATTGGCTCGACCACATAAATTATTAACTTGCGTATCACAAGTGATTGTAAATCCATTGTGTGTAGAATTGTTTGTTAAATTTTCTGTTGAAGATGCAACGCCATCAAAATTAGCATTACTGTAATTTGATGTTGTAGTACCAGCATTTGGTAATATGTTTGTAGTAAAAGCTGTATCGTTATCTTCAGCGCCAGCTATGTTAGCAAAACAACTTGCTAGAAAATAACAAACAAAAAATATTGTTGCTAATTTTTTTATTTTGGTTCTGTCCATGTGACTTTATCCACTTCTTTTAAAGATATGGCGTTAGGAGTAGGTGCTACCTTTTCTCTTTTTTTCATACGCTTAACATACGCTTTATAATCTGGTCTTTCAAAGTCATATTTATTCCATAAAGCTTGGGCAGCTTTACCAATTTTTCCGTCAATTGGGCATGGAGTGCCAGCTTGGATCATGGATTCGAAGACACGTTCATCTTGACAGAGAATAGCAACGGCTGCTACCTTCATACCAAAGTCATTAAGTATTCTAGCTAGCTTTAATCGTTCACAATTTTTATCTATAAAATGTTTTCCACCACTAATACCTACACCAAATGTTTGTAGTCCCGCGGAAGCTCCAACTGCACAAACATCTTGTGTCATAGAATTGTATGATGGTGCATTAGCTGTAAGTGGTGCTGATTTTATATTAGAATTACTTGTTGAATTAGTGGTTGAAGTAGATTCAGATCCAGATTCATAGGTTGTAGCTCCTCCTGTATAGCCTCCTTCAATACTTGTATTACTTCCCGAAACGTTCGTTTGCGTTTCTGCAGCATAGGCACTTGTTGAGCACACCAATAGTGTCAGTATTAAAAATGTAAATAAATACTTCATCAAATTTCATATACTCCTAAGTACAATTGTTTTTGTCTAAATCAATTGGCTTGTCACCATTATAAAACCATACATAAGATGAGAGTTTTGTTCCATCTTGTGTATAGGTACATTTTTTGCCTACCGAGCAGGCACTTAATGCAAATAATAATGCAAGAACTAAATATAATTTATTCATATTGCTCCTTCATTTTTTCTAGTTCTCTATAAGTTTTATCTGGATTTGAGTTAGCTAGGTCATGTATACGTAGACTTATTGGAGAATGTTCATATGTTCGATCCTCTGAAGAGAGTTGACAACATGTGCCATTGTCTTCCTTTTCTTTTGTGTGTGTGTTACAGCATTTTGTTTTATCTATTGACATGAAAGACACTCATCATCATTTACTTTAGCCCCTTGAGGATTACAGTTACATTTCTCGCACGGGCATACACCTGTATCATCGGAATGATTTTTCACATTACAATGACAATTACAAAAACACTCTTTACACTTTGTCATTTTTACTTAAAAAATCCCAAAATCTTTTTAAGGGACCTATAATCCATTTTTTAATCATTTTTTTTCTCCTCAATTTCGTAGAAGAAGTTGTCTGTGTCTTCAGTACGCCATCTACTACTATCTTCAACATTCCAATCACTTGTTTGAACCTTATAATCAGGAACTTCATCCTTCACCGTGAAGGAAGGTATGCTCCATAATATTCTGTTGTTTGGCTGAGCCGCATAGTTGCCATCATCCAAGGCAATTATATGAGCGCACTTATGTTCGTGCGAAATTTCCGAATGATCTGTATCTACTATATTACTCTCTGGGTGGGCCCAGTCAACAGTAAAAAGATAAGATCCTGGATGCCATTTCTTGTCTTTTCCTATAAATTTGCCATGTTGGCCATCTAAGAGATCGAAAGAAGTAACACTAGGATAGTAACTAAAACAATTCCAAAGCTCCAGCTCGTCAAGTCTAGGCCGAGGAACCTCTTGTATATCATACGATCTCTGAATGAAGGCAGATATTGGGAGACGATAAAAGACTGCACCGTTTTCCATAATCGCGTGAAAGAGTATAGGACGACCAGTGATCGAAGCCATAGCAAATATAATGCAATCTTCAACTTCTCCATGATGTTTTTTAAGGTCATAAAGGTATTCCCTCCTGATCTGTGCATACGTCACAGGTATGTTCGCGTTTAAATATGCCATTCAACATATAACCTTATTAAGCTATTGCTAAAATAATTATAACAACTACAACAGCAATCACTAATTTTTTATGATCTGTCCATAGGTGTTCTACTTGATCTAATATATTCATGTTTCCTCCTATTTTATGTTACCCCAGTTTGAACCGAATTCATAGTCTACTTTGTTGTCTATTTCAAGTTCAAATGCGTTCTCCATAATTTTTTTTATAGTATCAGCCTGCTTTTGATCTTTGATAGAAATACATAATTCATCATGAATTTGTATATGAGGGAGTATACCTTTTTTATACAAATCTACCATTGCTTTTTTAGTCATGTCTGCAGCACTACCCTGAACTAATTTATTTAATGCTCTATATATAAAAGCAGGTTGATAATGATTTTCAAAATATTTGCATTGTTTATCAGGTGGATATCCTTTATCCGATAATGAAATCTTGTAGTGATTTTTAGCATCATCTTCGGATAGAAATGGTACAGGTTTTTCTACTGTAATTCTTTTTACTTTTCCATCTTCATCTTTCTCAACCTTACCTTTGTCATCTTTCTTATCTTCTTCTACTATAATTACAAATTTTTTATCTGTGGCATTCCATTTTTTAGCCATAGGTTCCCATTTATCAAAACGACAAAATCTATCTCCTATTGTGTAAAGAAATTTATTTCTTCGGGCATACTCTTGTAAATCATAGGAAAGCTCTTTTACAAATGGAACTTTTTCATGATACTTTTTAAATATTTCATTCGCTTCCGAATAATCAAGACTAAGCTGCTGAGCTAATTTGTTTTTACCCATTCCATAAAATAAACCTAGGTTAATTGTTTTAGCCATGGGCCGTGGTATTTGAGCCATGTCTGCTACAATTTTGTGAAAATCTGCGTCAGGATCTTCGTCATAGGATTTAACTAAATCTTCCGTGCCACTTTTTTTTAATTTAACAGCATAGTGAACAACAATTCTTGGTTCTTGCTGTGAGTAGTCAAACGACCCCCAAGAACATCCTTCTTCTGGAATAAATAATGCTCGCATGTTTTTACCAATAAATCCTTTAGCTGGAATTTGTTGTAAATTTGGGTTGGACATTGAAAACCTTCCAGTAACCGTTCCTCCAATAGTCCCTCCTTTGTCTCCTCTAATTTGATTAATGTCTGCATGAATTCTTCCATTATGAACAAATTTTAAAAGACCTTCAACAAAAGTACCTTTTGCTTTATCAAATTCTCTAGCTTTAGCTATTAGTCTTATAAAATGATTTTTATGAGTTTTTAAATAATCCTTAGGCAGTTGCGGTAATTTAGATTTAGGAGTTACTTTGTAGTCTTTTATTTTTAATTTTTCTAAAAGTTTTTTAATAGAAGATGCTGCCCAAATCTCAATTTTAACTCCTGTTCTTCTTTCAATATAATCAATTATATGAATTTTTGATTTATTTAATCTTTCTCCAAATTTCTTAGCTGCATCAACATCAATTCGAACTCCCTTAAACCTCATATTAACAAGACATGGAAATAATTCCGTTTCTAAATCAAAAATAGATCTTAAAGTTTTAATTTTTTCATTGTCTGTCCCAACCTCTACTTTTTCTTCTTGATCTATTTTTTCTTCAAAAAGTTTCCAAAGTTTTAAAGTTAGATTAACGTCTTGTTCTGCATAATCTTTTACTGTGGCATAGTCTAATTTGTCCATATTAGTCATAGGATCTTTAATGGTTCCTTGAGAATAAGTTAAAGTTTTTTCTGTAAGGCCCCATTTATATTTATCTTGTCCACTAAGATAATCCTTACTCAGAGCACCCAAGGAATACTTCATTCTGTTTTCATCAATAACTGAAGCAGCAATCATTGTATCGAGCAATGGTCCCTGAGGCATGAGTCCTGATTCTGCTCGAATCCAACAGACATCATACATTGCATTGTGAAATACTTTTTTAATTTTTGGATTTTGAAATAATTTTTCATTGAGATATTTCCATGCTTTTTCGCGTGGAATATTATCAGTATGTGCGTGGTGAAGAGGGAAATAAAGTGTTTGTTTACCTGTAGCTATTGCAATACCGCACACAAAACCATTTCCTCGTATAGCTCCTGATCCTTGAGTCTTTAAATCTGGATCAGAAGTTTCTAAGTCGACTGCAACAGTATCAATACCTTTTAAATCAAGATCAATTAACTTTGGTGGAACACACATTATTTAGTTTCCTTCCATTTTTTATAACCGTCAACCCAGTCTTTACCTGAAGTCTCTGGTGGTTTAACCATTCCCCAAGAATTTTTTGGAGGGTAAGTTCTTTCTGCTTCTTCCTTAGTAATACCAGCATTACGGTATTCCTCTTCTTCTGTCATGGGTATTAATTTGTAATCTCTTTCAATTATCATTTCAATGAAGTGAACAGCTTTTTCTAAATCTTCCTTTCCGTTTTTGTATCTGTGTCTACAGATATATTTAATAACATTACCTTCCGGAAAAAGCAACTCGTTCTCAATTACAAACTTGCTTGGTTGAATCTTCATTTTCTTGTAGTGAGATCCTCCTACTTGTTTATCATA